ATTATTGGTGTCATATAAGTATACCGCATTGTCGATAATAACTTTCGTCTTGCCAGTTCCTTGCTCCATGAACAAACCAAAAACTCGTTGTGTTGCTCCTTTTTTTAAAGCATCTCTTTGATGCTCCATAGGTGGTGTTTTATAATTATGTGACATTAAGATTTATTTAGTCTATCTATTTTATTTTTAAGATTTTTATATTTTTCTTTCCAAAAATTCTTTTCCCATTTTTCTTTTGCTATGTCATCTTCTAATTGCTTTACAAAAAAAGTATTTTTGTTATCCATTCTATTTTTTGCTATATTTATTGCTTCAAGATATTCTGATTGTTTTATTGCTTTTATCATAAGATCACCTCCAAGAAAGTGGCATTAAGCCACCTTCTTTTTTTCTCCCTTCTCTTGTAATCCATCTAAGAAGTCTACTGCTCTTGAAGATTTGTTAATTGCTTTGATAACTTGCTCTGGTTTATTATCAAGTTGTTCAATCCAACCATTAATATATTTAGCATGGTCACTTCTTACAGTTTGAGAAATACCTAGTATTGCACTCAAGATTGCAGAACCAGTTTCTGCTACTAGCTCTTCAATCGCATAAGCATCTGTTCCAAACTGACCAGAAAAATCTCTGTTCAATCTATTCTTGTGACCAGTCCAATGAACTAATTCATGAAGTAATACACCATAATATTCTTCTGTGCCATGAAATGATTCCTTAGTTGGCATTTGGATATAATCAAAATTTGGAGAGAAGTAAGCTCTGTCTCCACCAGACTTAATAGTAGGATTTGCATTCTTAATATACTCATCTGCTACCTTAACTGATTTTGCTTTGTTAGGAACTTTAGGTTTTTTAACTTCGTACCCTTCTACTTGATTAGCATTATATACTGGATGTGGTTTAAGATACCAAATTTGTCTTTTCTTTGGATTACCAAACTCATCAACTTTGTTCTCATCTTCTTTAGTAAATTTATCATTGTAAAAAATGTAAGTTGCTTTTTCGTTAGCTTTGATTCTGTAACCCATCTTGTTCCACATTTTAAAAGTACCCCACTCATTGTTATCATAGTTCTTTTCTTCTTTTTCAAAAAGTAAGTTTAAAACATTAAAACCAGAATATGATTTTTTAGTCTTAGCATTCATTGGTAAAGAAAAGTCTGAGCTTTGCCATATTGAATTTTTTTTCCAATTAGAACCCTCAGTCTTTAACATCTTCTTTAATCTGTCTGCTACTTTTTTGATAATTTCTTTTCTATTGTTTTTTTTAGTCATTTGTTTTTCCTTTGTTTTATTGTGAGAAAAATGTCTCACGAATCATTTATATAATATTTTATTATAAATGTCAACATATCACAATATATTTATTATATCCTATTATCATAAGTTATATTTTCTTTAGGTATTTCACCTATTTATTTTTTTATTTGACTTAACCTGTTTTATTTTGTAAAACAAAAAAATACTGAAAGGAGTTATTTATGAATTTAGAAGAAGAAGCAAAGAAGATTTCAGAGCTCAGTACAGACAGTATCTCGGACATTGCTACTCAGTGTGATTCATTAATATTACTTCAAGATAAAATTAAAAAGACTGAAGAATCATTAAAAGATTTGAAAGAACAAGAACGAAAATTATCTGAGGAAGTGATACCTAATTTATTACATGAAAGTGGAGTGACTGAGATTAAGACCACTGATGGTACTACAGTTCAAGTGAAACCTTTTATCAAAGCATCTATTACAAAAGCGAATCAAGAAAAGGCTTTTGCATGGTTACGAGATAATGGGTTTGAAGATATTATCAAGAATCAATTATCTGTAAACTTTAGTCGTAGTGAGGACAACCAAGCTAACGATATTTTTGAAGATTTAAAATCTAAAGGACTTGCAGTTAGTCGAGACGAAAAGGTAAATACAAACACTTTAACTGCCATGATGAAAGATTTAATCTTAGTTAAAAACGAAGCAGTTCCTATGGATGTATTTTCAATTTATCAATCAAACAAAACTAAAATAATAAGGAGTTAACATGCAAAAAGAAATAGCAACCAAGAAACAAAATTTACCAACCAAAATAAATTTAGAGGAGTTTGCCGACCAAGGCACAGAGGACATTACTGCCAAAGACCAAAAACTTCCTATCTTAAAAATACTTTATGCTAATAGTCCAGTGTTGGATGAAAGCGATGGTAAGTTTATTGAGAAAGCAAGACAAGGTGATATATATAATGAGGTCACTGGTTCATTGTATAAAGGTAAAGATGGAATTTATGTTGTACCTTGTTACTACAAAAATTCTTACAATGAATGGGCAGACAGAGGAGACTCACCTGGTAGACCCATAGCCATCCATACAGACCCAAATGTAATGAACAGAACACAAAGAGGAGATGATGGTAAAGACAGAATTATGGAAGGTGAAGGTCAAGGTAATTACATTGAAGATTCTGGTAATCACTTTGCATATATTTTAAATGATAAATTTGAACCAATAGAATCTGTTCTTATTGTCATGAAATCTACACAGAAGAAAAAATCTAAAGTGTGGAATAGCATGATGAAATCAAGAATGGGTAGTGGGTCAAAAGGAAGATTTGTTATGCCAAGTTGGGCGACTGTTTATAAACTATCCACGACCAAAGAGTCTAATTCACAGAACTCTTGGTATGGATGGGTTATTGAATATGTAGAAACTTTGGATGTAACAAAAGACAATGATACATTACAAGCTACTAAAGAATTTTATGAAGCAGCTAGACAATCTGACATATTTGGAAAGGTGGATTTTGAGTCTGAAAATGTTGAAAAGACAGTAGAAGAAAAACCTACTAAAAAACAACAAACTAATTCAGACGATACTCCTTTCTAATGCATGAGCAATTGTCGGAGTTATTTAAAGGTAGCTCTGACTCTTTTATCAAGTCTACCACAGATGGTAGGCTTGATGAGAGAGGTAAGAAAGTAACAACTTACACTACTATAAATAAGTCCATAACCAAAAGAGATTGGAAGGCTCACTTAGACGGAAAAGTTCGTATAGGTGTTCGACCAGAAAAAGATGGTAAGTGTCGGTGGGGATGTATAGACATAGACCCTAGCTCTTATAAAAATTATTCACAGAAAAAATATGTGGATATAATAAGAGATTTTAAATTACCGCTAGTGCCAGTGAAATCTAAATCTGGTGGTCTACATATTTTTGTTTTTTTAAATGAATGGGTAGATGCAAATAAAGTAGCGGATAAATTATCAATAATAAATAATAAATATTTTTTAGCTCAAGAAATATTTCCATGTAATAAAGCATTGAATATGCCTTATCAAAATATGGATAGTAGTATGGAGTTTGCATACAATGATAATAACAATCCAGTATTAATACAAAAATTTATTCAGATAGCAAAAGAAAAAACATTATCTCCAGAGGAGTTTTTTAAATTACAGATAAAAGAATATGAACCAGAAAAGTCTTGGAAACATTTTCCGCCTTGTGTACAAAAGTTAATACAAGAGCAATGGACAGGCAACAATCGAAACAATTATTTATTTAATGTGTTGGTATTAGAAATGAAAAAAAATAATGCTAACACCATGCAAACTTTAGAAGAGATTGCACAAAGTAGAAACACACAAATATTTCATAATCCATTACCACGAAACGAAGTGACACAACTAACAAAGAGTGTACACAAAAGTAGTTACGATTATCAGTGTCCGCCAAAGCATCCAGAGTATGCACCGATATGTAATAAAGAATTATGTAAACAAAGAAGGTTAGGAATTGGTGAAGCTACACCAGAGGTAATAGAAGATTTTTCTGACATAACTTTTATACGAGATACAAAAACTATTTACTATGAGTTTAGTTATCAAGGACAACGAGTCACGATACAACCAGAGGATATGAAAGATGAAAAAACTTTTCGCACTAGATTATTACGATACAGAATTTTTTGGATGACATTACCCAAAAGTAAAAAAGGTCCTTCACCATTTGAATTATTAATGAAAGGTATTGTCGAAAGGTCAGTAGAAGATTCACAACATAAATTTGAAGATACAGTAGAAGAAGAAAAATATAATACATTAAAAAAGTTTTTTGAGAGTCACATTGAACAAGATAATTATGAGAGATTAAAAGATGGCTATGTTGTGTTAGATACAAACACTAACACTTGTTATTTTAAAAAAATAACTTTGGATAAGTTTATTAAGAAAAATGCAGCACGAATATTTAACACTACTACAGATGCTTTGCGTTTGTTAGGATGTAGAAGAAAAGATTATCATGAAGGAGAAAAAAATATCTGGCATGTAACATTACCAGAATTTATTAGTCACGAAATTATTAAACAAAAACCAAAAGAGAAAGTAACAGAATTAGACGAAGAGTATCATGACAAGTTTAGGACTACAGAAACAAAAAGAGATACATAAAAAAACTATAAAGATTTTTGGACCACCAGGTACTGGAAAGACTTATACTTTAATTGAACGCATCCTAAAAAGATATTTAGCAAAGGGTGTGCATCCTAATGATATTGCTTACATAAGTTTTACAAACAAAGCGGTTAATGAAGCAGTAGATAGAGCTATCAATACTTTTCCTAATTTTAGTATCAAAGATTTTGAACGATTTAAAACACTACATAAATATTGTCGTAGATATTTTGAAGAAGAAATATTTGACCCAAAAAACTGTATGATAGATTTTGCATTACAAAGTAAAATTATTAAAACATCAGATAATCGTTTAGCTGACGATGGCTTTATATATAAAGATTGGTCACTAGGGGTGTATGACAAAGCACGAAACACGATGCAAGACCCAGTGTTAACTTATAAAAAAGAAACATATAAAAAAGATTCCTTAGAAATATATTTAAGAAAAATATCAACCTATCAACACTACAAAAAAGATAGCTTCATAGATTTTACTGACATGATAGAACGAGCTATCGATGAGGTAGATTTTCCTAAATTAAAATTATTAATATTAGATGAAGCTCAAGACTTCACTCCACTACAATGGTCATTGATTTATAAAATGGTAGATAATATAGACCGCATTTACATAGCTGGTGATGATGACCAATCTATTTATTCTTGGAGTGGAGCAGACTCAAAATATTTTACACATTATTTTTCTGGTAGAAAAGTTGTGCTACGACAAACAAAAAGATTTGGACAAGCTATCTATGACTTCTCACAAATTATTCGTAGAGGTATTATCGACAGCTTAGACAAAGAATATTATCCATCTGACAAAGATAGTTATGTAAAACGATATTTAAATTTTAGAGAGATACCATTACATTTAGAAGGAACTTGGTACATCTTAGGTAGAGTTAATTCTACAGTAAATGAATTACGGATGATGGCTAAAGATGCTGGTTTATATTTTGCGGACAATCGAGGTAATAAATCTTTTGACCAAAAGCAATGGGATGCGATTAAGAGTTGGACTAAAATTGCTAATGGTAAAAGCATCACGAAACACGAAGCAGAAAACATGATGAAATATATTCGTGAAATAAAAGACAGTTCTTTTCGTTCTGTAAAATTTTGGATTAGTTTATCAGATACTCAAGAGTATGACTTTGATGGATTGATTGATTGGTGTGGCTTAAATTTAAATGACGATAGTGCTACTAAACCTTGGTACGAAATATTGAAAAGAAATTTTCATCCACCACAAGTTACATACTTTGTAAGACTGTTACAACGATATGGTCAAAAAACTTTAGATAACGAACCACAAATAATTATTGATACTATTCATTCTGTCAAAGGTGGACAAAGTGAAAATGTATTAGTATATAGTCGCACTAATTGGATAGCCTCTTTTCAAAACAAAACACCTTTTGAAAAAAGTGAAGAACGAAAAGTTTTTTATGTTGCAGTAACTAGAGCTAAAAAAAGATTGCACATATTAAGCACTGACCATAAATATAATTATCCGATTGGAGAAAATTATCTTACTTATTTAAGGGAGAAAAAAAAATGAAATGTTACAACTGTGAAACAAAATTAATATGGGGTGGAGACCATGATTGCGAAGATGATGAGGAACATGAGATAGTGACAAATTTATCTTGTCCAAGTTGTGGTGCTTTTCATTTAGTGTATTGGGGTAAAAGAGAAGATGACAAGAAAGAATAAAAAGTATGCAGTGTATGCAAAAAAAATTATTTATTACAAAAGACAAGCAATGGGAAGAAGTGAAGAAGAAGTAAAAAGTAAAATGGAAAGATTAAAAACAAAAGACACTTATGATATAATAGATACAGAGTTTTTTATAAGTGAAATTTTACAGGAGGAGTAAATGACATATATAATAGCTTACACGATTATTAGTACCATAATTGGTTTACATAATGCAGGAGTAATATAATGGGTAAATATCAAATTAATTATAAAATGGAATTTAAAACCAGACCAAGTAAGTTTGAAGTAGAATGTAAATTATTTGATTTGCTTAAAAATGGTTTTACTTTAAAATCAGTAGAAGAGACAAATACTATCGTAAGAAAAAAACATATACAGGAGAAAAAAAATGAGTGTCTGGGAAAAGGGCAGTGAACACTATAAAGAATTTAAGATACAACCTTCACAGTTTATTAATAAAAACGAATTAGGTTTTGCTGAAGGCAATGTCATTAAATACATTTGTAGACACAAAAGCAAAGGCAAAAAATCTGACATATTAAAAGCAATTCATTATTGTGAAATGATAATAGAGAGAGATTATGAGTAGCGGTTTACAATTAGTTTTTCCACTACAACAAACCAACATGTGGTCACCACCTACAGAGTATGTGGATTTATCAGATTGTGATGAGGTAGCAATAGATTTAGAAACAAGAGATGAGGGTATTAACAATGGGTTAGGAGCTGGTTGGGCATTAGGTAAAGGTGAGATTATTGGTTTTGCAGTGACCTCGAAACATGGTAGCTTCTACTATCCGTTTGGGCATCTAGGTGGTGGTAATCTTATTAAGGAACAAGTCCTACGATACATGAAAGATGTTTGTGCTTTACCTTGTCGTAAAATCTTTCACAACGCATCTTATGATGTTGGATGGTTACAATCGTATGGAATAAAAGTAGAAGGTGAGATTGTAGATACAATGATTGCTGGTTGCTTAATCGATGAAAACAGATTTAGTTATTCTTTAAACGCATTAGCTAAAGAATATTTAGGTGAGATAAAAGCGGAACAAGGATTACGAGAGTCTGCTCAACTGTATGGTGTTGACCCAAAAAATGAAATGTGGAAATTACCCTCCGAGCATGTTGGACATTATGCTGAACAAGATAGCAAACTTACTTATAACTTATGGCAACGATTTAAACATGAAATAGTAAAACAAAACTTAACAACGATTTGGGAACTAGAACGAAACTTATTGCCACACTTAATTGAAATGAGGAGTCGAGGTATACGAGTAGATACAGATGGTGCAGAAAAATTAAAAATAGATTTTAAACAAAGAGAAAAAACTACATTACAAAATATAAAAAAGTTAGTTGGTAAAGATGTAGACATATGGGCAGCAAGAAGTATCGCCATAGCTTACGATACACTAGGTATTGAATATCCTAAAACAGTAAAGACCAAAGAACCAAGTTTCACGCAACAATGGTTAAACGATGATGCTAACGATATTTCAAAATTAATTGTACAAGCAAGAGAACTAAATAAATTTCATAATACTTTTATTAATAGTATTTTAAAATACACACACAAGGGTCGAATACATGCAGAGATAAACCAATTAAGAGGAAACAATGGTGGCACAGTAAGTGGTCGATTATCTATGAGCAATCCAAACTTACAACAACTACCTGCAAGAAATAAAGACTTCGGTAATTTAATACGAGGATTGTTTTTACCAGAAGAAGGTGAGAAGTGGGTCGCCTTAGACTACTCGCAACAAGAACCAAGGGTCGCTGTTCATTATAGTTTAGCTTTAGACTTCGATGGTGCAAAAGAAATAGCTAAAGCATATGAAAGCGGTGATGGAGACTTTCATCAATCAGTTGCAGACTTATGTGGTATTGATAGAAAGAGTGCTAAAAGTATTTCATTAGGTTTAATGTATGGTATGGGCAAAAATAAATTAGCTAACATGCTAGGTTTAACTTTTGATGAAGCAAGTTCTCTTATTGATAAGTATAATCGCAAAGCACCATTTTTAAAAATGCTATCCGATAAGTGTATGGATAAAGCACAAAACGAAGGAGTGATACGAACTAAGTTAGGAAGAAAATGTCGTTTTGATTTATTCGAACCAAAAGATTTTGGAATACATCAAGCAGAAAAATTTGAAAATGCTAGTGCAAAGTATGGTGCTAAAAACATTAAACGAGCTTACACATATAAGGCATTAAATAGATTGATACAAGGAACAAGTGCAGACTCTACAAAGAAAGCAATGTTGGATTGTGCAACCTTGGGTCACTTGCCACTATTACAGGTTCACGATGAATTGTGTTTTAGTATTAAAGATAAAAAAGATATTGAGATTATAAAAGAAACTATGGAGAACTGTGTAGAGTTTTTAGTTCCGATGAAAGTGGATGTAGCAATAGGTGACAATTTTGGTGAAACAATATAATATAACTTGACTTATTTTGTAATATCACATATTTAATAAGACATGGCAAAAATACTTTTAATAACTATTTTTGGAGCTAATACAATCGTTTGGTTGTATTTACTATTATTAACTTTATAGGAGATTATTATGGACACTACTAAATGGAGAACAGTAGCAATACGAGTTGAAGATTTTAAATTACTAAAAGGATTGTGTGAAAAAAAATACCGCAACCCAGCAGCTATGATTGGTAAATTAGTAAATGATTACATTACTTACTTATCTAAAAAAGAACAAATTAAAATAGAGAAGTTAAAGAAGCAGTTGATGAATGGACAGAAATGACCATAACTATATACAAAGGAGATTGTAGAGAAAAATTAAAATCTATACCAGATAGAACATTTCATACAGTTGTAACATCTCCTCCCTATTGGGGTCTTAGAGATTATGGTAAAGATAGACAATTAGGTTTAGAAGAAACACCACAAGTGTATGTTGCTAATATGGTACAGGTATTTCGTGAGGTTAGGAGAGTGTTACGAGATGATGGTACTTTATGGTTAAATTTAGGAGATACTTATTACAATTACAGAGCAGATGGCAAGTACCCAAAACAAACTGTATCAAAAACCAAACAGGATTTACCAGAATTTTCAACTGCAAGAGGTAATAAATTAGAGGGACTTAAATCTAAGGACTTAATAGGTATACCTTGGAGAGTTGCTTTTGCTTTACAAGAAGATGGATGGTATCTACGACAAGATATAATCTGGCACAAACCTAATCCAATGCCAGAGAGTGTCAAAGATAGATGCACCAAGTCTCACGAGTATATATTTTTATTTAGTAAGTCAAAAAATTATTATTTTGATAATGAATCTATTAAAGTTGAAAGTAGTCCATTAACAGAGGAAAGAAACAAAAATAAATTTAATGGTGCTTTTAAAGGTCAGTTTAGAGGAACTCCAAACGAAGAAAGATGGCAAGAGGGTAGACCAATAGATAAACCTAAGTTTAGTGAGGATGGAAAATCTAATAAAAGAAGTGTGTGGACTGTTACTACTAAACCATACAAGGAAGCTCACTTTGCTACCTATCCACCAGATTTGATTGAGCCTTGTATTTTAGCAGGTTGTCCTGAAGGTGGTCATGTATTAGACCCTTTTGGTGGAGCTGGCACAACTGCACTGGTATCGGATAGATTAAAAAGACATAGTAGTTTAATAGAATTAAATGATGAATATGCTACAATTACAGAAAAACGATTACGAGATGATGGCGGCATGTTTATAAACATAACATATAAAGAATAAAATGGGTATGATGGATGATGCTTGGAAAGAAGCGATAGCTTCTGTTGGAAAAAAAACTCTCGACAAAAAACAACAAGGCGAATATGTTATCTGTAGTGTTTGTAAAGGGGA